TTTATATTTGGCACAGTTAAGAAAACATTTTGGAGCAGAAAATATACTAGGTAAAAAAGTTGGAGGGATGGAATTGTTAATGAATTGTACTCATGTAGCTACTATGCCAAATAGTGAAATGGGACTCATAGCTTTACTACTAGATAAACCTCTTTCCTTGGTTTCATATAGCAAGAAAGAAAGAGAGAAAAACTTATTAACATATGAAAGTTTATATCACGCGTGTTCTTTTAGAAATGGACACCAAGCAATATTAAAATTGTTTTCAGCAAAAAATTCAGGAATGATATTTAGTTTTGATGAAGACGCAGAAGAAAGGTTAGAACGATATGTAGCTAACTTTTGGGAGTATAAAATAGATGATTGAAATAGTACATGATTGGAAAGTAACATGGAGTATGTTTACTTTATCCTCACTACTTACAAAAAGCGAAGATATTCGCCTGCATATCTATGTCGATGACGCGCAATGGGACTCCTGTCCAAAAGATTGGATTATTTCTAATTTTCCAAATGTAAAGTTATATAGAAAATTCTGGAGAACAGAAAATGCTTCTAGGAATATATCTCATTTAAAGAAATTTTGGGAGAACAAAGGATTAAATAAAAGAATAATGTATGCAGGAGGAAATAGAGTATTCTTGAAATCTGCATGGAAAAATGAAGTACCAAAACCTGACTTCTTTCAAAACAAACTTGCACATTTATCTCGTAAAAGAGTTTATAAAACACACCCAAACTTTAAAAGATTTTATCAAGTATTAGGAACTTTTACAGGAGATAGATGGGACACCGTAGATCCTGAGTTCTTTATGCTTAACTACGACCAATTAGTAAAATGGTCAGATGACATACTATTCTACAAAGCAGATAGTTTAGAAACTTATAGAACAGGAAATGAGACTGATAGAAAAGTATTAGCAGCAAATGACAAAACATTCTTCACAAATATACTAGATAACTCTCCTTCTTGGTTGCCTTTATATATGAATGGCAAAAATGACTCTTTGATTGATGACGAAGCTCTAGAAATTATAGACTTAATTAATCACAATATTATGATGAGAAAATCTTTTAGTATCAACATACAACATGTTGATTTAGTAAAACCATACCATCAATTATGTACTAGTAAATTATTCGCCCTACCTTGGGATTGCTATACTTCTTTAATTGATAATATTCCTCAAAACTATAGAGATGAAAAAATAAATGAAACTCTACTTATAAAAGCAGATAGACAGAAGATTGCTTCTAGAAAGTTACTAGAAAACGGTTACCAATTAGGTAAACTTTAAGAGTTCTTCTTTTAGGTCGGAAAGAATTTTCCAATTTAATTTGCCCTCACTTTGCCACTTAGATACTATTTGTTTCTCTTTGGCATTGTGTGGAGTTTTAGATATACTGTTAATAGGCATGTGCCAACTTGATGGATAGTCCATACCTGTATTGATAGGTAGTTTTTTCGCAAAGAAATCAAATCCAATAATTGTAAGAGAATTATATTCACACTTTTGCAAGAAATACAAAATTCCCAAGAAACCTGCACTCGGTCTTTGGCCCTCAGCTACTCCTATTTCTGCTCCCATTTTATTAAATATTTTTATGAGTTCGTCATCAGAGAACATATCCGTATAGTTATTAAAAGGTATTGTTTTCTTGGGAATTAGGTCAAGATGGATTCTGCAACGGTTGAATAAAATTTCTGCTCCAGGAAAGCAATGATAACTTCCCATACGAAGAAATCCTGTTATCCACATATCAGTCTTTTTTCCAATTGCATGAGAGTTGTCCTCGGTGGGAACACCTCGCCCAAATCTTACCACAGTATCAAAACTGTCAATATACTTTCCAAAGTCGTATTGTAGAAGTTCCACTGAATTTCCTACAAGTATTATATTCTTTTTCTTATTTGCATCCATGCTGCTGTATACTCCGAGTCTTCGTTTATATTTAACCAAGGCCCACCGTCTGTGTAGTGCAGGGCTTTTGGTTTCTTAAATTTGTAATAATTTACCATGGCATTGTACTGCGCGGGAAGTTCCCCTATGCTTTCTGCCCATCTCAACTCATGCAATGCACCCGCTGGGGCTTGGTTTACATAATCATAAGTAAGTTCTGTACACTTAGGATTATTGAAAAGCATGAGACTTGACCAGTATTTTCTAGGATAAGCATGGTTTTTCTTGCCTTTCATTTTTTTCGGTTTAATGAGAAAATTAGGATGTTTTACAACATGAACTGTATGTTCATCGGAAAAATAGTCCATAACTTCTTCAGGGTCACAGAGCCATAAGAAATCTCCATCACAGAATAAAGCTTCGCCTTCATAGTCACAGAGCTGCGGTACTAGAAAACGGGTAAAGGCAAAGTCTGTACTCTCGTTCTGAAATGGACGAGTATATTCGGATATTTCCGATTTTTTGAGTGGTATGATTTCATGGGTAGAATTAAAGTTGAGTATGCTTTTTCGACATACTTCAAACATATCTGGGTGGTTTGGCTCGTACCCTATAAATATTTTCATTCTATTACCACCGGTGCTATGCCTATTTTAGTTTTATTTAATTTGCCCATGTGTCTAAGGGGTGGTGTGATTATCATATTATTTGCCCAGTATGTTTGTCCATGTAAAGAACATAATTTACTAATACAATGATAAGAAGCTCTAATTAAATTATCAAATTCTTCTTTTAGTTCTGCTTGTTCTTTTTCAACTTGTTCAATTTTTCTTAGCGTAGCTTGGACTTCAGGGTCTTGTATATTTGTAAATAAATTTTCATCAAGTACGATATGTCCTTCTTCGTCATACTTATATACTCTATGACTATGAATACTTATACCAAAGTCAGCAGCAGTTTCTGCACTCTCCCCTTCAGGATAAGGTATCTCGATATCTGGTAAGTTAAACTCATGTAGTTTGTTTTGTTTTTTAAGTTCTTCAACTTCTTCATTAAAGTACTCCATCCAAATGTGGTTGGAAAAAGAAGTAGAGTGATTTCTTACTAATCCCATATCTGTTTGATTATAGACATAAGTACAAGGTCTTTCATAATGTCTAAACATTCTTAATTCTCCTCTAGCATGTGCGTCTTTCATTAGATAATATAGATAAGTATCTTCTCCTAATGTCATATCAGGTATAGTTCTATACTTTGAGGCTTTTTTACTATAAAATACCAGTCGGGAATGAGTTTCGCATACATCTTCTTCATCTTGATAAGGTTCTCCTACATGATAAGTTTCTCCATATCTTTTCATATTATTATCTGTAACTTTTTGTAGGTCTAAATAGCGTTTAAACTCTTCATCTAAGTCTGTAACTATCCTATTATTAATTAAATACTTTTTAGCATTGGGAGCTATTTCTGCCCTATCTTTTAATAACTTAATTTGTTTATCATAGTTAAAAGGTTCAATATCTGTTTGAAAACAAACATTATATTTCCTTTGACCATATTCTGTTCTATCAGCTGACCAAGAGTGAATTAAGCATATAGAATCAGGAGGATTATCTAAGGCTACACATTCTTTGTAAAACCATACTCCATAAGGAGTTAGATAATCATCCCCATCTACTTGTACCATATAGTCATATTTAGACTCATCAAAGACTCTAATACATTCGTTTTTTCCTTGTCCTGGCATACCGTTACATTCGGTTACATGAAACTCAATTCCCATTGCCATACACCAAGTAGAACACTCTCGTATATATTTTCTATCGATTGTATTGATAATTACTACAGCTTCGCTATAGTCTAGGTTACTCCAACGAGGACTAAAATGTCTTTTTAAATCTTCTAAGGCAGGATTTCTTCCCCCTGCCCCATAGAAGGTTTGACTATAATCTTTCTTGCTTGTTGTTAATATAAAAAATTTAAGATTCTTCACTCTTTAACTGCCCGCCTAGATCATTAATATATGCTTGTCGAGCTGTCTGACAAATAGCAATCAAATGCTTACATCTGTCCATCTCTTCATCACATTTATAAATAGACACAACAATAGACTTTTGTTCTTCTGTCATGTCTTCAATATAATGGTCTTCGCCATCAATATTTAGTTTTTCTAATTCAGCCATTATTTAAATACATCCTCCCAGTTACCTTGGGTACTTGCCTTAGCATACTCGGTAGCACGGTTTTCAAAAAAGTTGGTATGCTCAACTGCGTTGACTTGCATGTCAATCCAAGGTAAAGGGTTATCTGTACTATGAAATATTTTCTTCATACCGATACCTAATAACCTTCTGTCAGCAATATATCTAATATATTCCTTGACTTCTTTTGCTGTCAAATCTGGTATATCTGCTTTATCAAAACAAATATCAATAAAGTTATCTTCTAACTCTACTGTCTTTTCTGCAGCACAATATATTTCGTATTTTAACTTATCAGTCCATAACTCGGGATTCTCCGAAATGAAAGTTCTGAATAGTTTTGACAATCCTTCAACATGTAAAGATTCATCACGAATACTCCATGTAACAATTTGTCCCATTCCTTTCATTAGATTATGCCTAGGGTAGTTAAGAAGAATAGCAAAGCTACTAAATAACTGTACTCCTTCTGTAAATGCACTATATACTGCCATTGTCTTTGCCATATCATATGGAGTGTTCATACTGAAATCTTGTAGATATTCATGTTTCTCCATCATAGCATTGATATCAAAAAACTCTTGGTACATATCTTCTGATTTACCTAAAGTTTCTAGAAGAAGGGAATATGCTTCTTGGTGTACTGCTTCCATAGCAGCGTAACTAACTAACATCATTCTTACTTCTGGTTGTTTAAATGTAGGTAAGTAATGGTGGGCATAGCCGCCACATACATCTACATCTGCTTGAGTGAAAAACTTAAAGATATTGTCTAGCAATGTCCTTTCGCCTTCACTTAGTTTTTCTTTATAATCCTTTATATCATCTTGTAGGGTTACTTCTTCAGGTAACCAATGCATTTGCTGTTGTTTTTTATAGTTTTCAAATGCCCAAGGATATTGAAAAGGTTTATAGTATTCTCTTTCTTTTAATAAACTCATTTATCCCTCACAACTTAAACAATCTGCTTGTTCAAATATTATTTCTCGCTTAGCTTGATTAGATACATTATCAGCTCTACTGATAGCTTCACTTCTCAAGTAATACAATGTTTTTAAGTTTTTTGCCCATGCCAACATATGTACATTGTGCAAATCTCCCTTGTTTACATCAGGAGGGAAGAATAGATTTACACTTTGTGACTGACATATAAATTCCTGTCTTGCACTAGCGTGT